TCAAGCGACTGGATGAAAAATTCACCCCGTTGTTTGCGACTGAAAATCAGCGAACGCCAATGACTGAAGAGCAATGGGGAATGTTTCAAGTGTTTCTGTATGTGTGCCGTGCTGCTCGTTTTCTGGCTTGGGACGATAGCGTCCTCCCGCACCCGCTGCCGATACAGAAAGGAACCTTTCTGCATGACGGCTCGGTAGTGACAACCTTCAACTGGAAAGGTCACTGGTGGCATGAGTACGGCAGAATCATTCGACAGGGCATATACCACCCGGAATTTAACCCGCTGCCGGGCAAATCGGGGGAGTGAATGACAGACTACCGAACTAAATATCTGGCCCTTCAATCGCGATTGGATCAATGCGAATCCTTGCTACGGGATGGTGTTGCGTTGATGGACGCAACGAAAGAAATCGTCATTATGATGGCCAACGCCATTGCGCTGCATCACAAGGAACACCCGGAATCCAAGGTAACTGTTACCGATAAACGGTTGTGGAAGATCGTCCAAGAAATGGAGGAAAAAGGGTGGCTGAAAAAACAATGACTGAGGAACAGTTGAAACGGATTGAGCAAGGTAGATTCAACCATTGGCAAATGGTGGTTCCATTGCTCACCGCGGAAATCCGGCGATTGTGGCTGGAACGGGAGGAAACAAAACAGTTAACACCTATTGACATTTCACGGTAGGATTGTAATTTTGTGATGGGCTGAATGAGCGGCCCACAGGAGGATTGTCATGTCTGATTATGCGTCGTTTTTGGCTAGCAAGGAAAAGCTGGCAAAGTTTCGGGAAATCCCTGAGACATTCACCAGCAATCACGCCTTTGATTATCAGCGTGCGATTGTGCGTTGGGCTTTGCGAAAAGGCCGGGCGTGCGTCTTTGCCGGAACTGGCCTTGGCAAAACCATAATGGAGTTGATCTGGGCTCAGAATGTCGTGAATTGGACTAAGCTGCCGGTCCTGATTTTTGCCCCGCTTGCTGTCACGGATCAGATTGTTGATGAGGCTGCAAAGTTTGGAATCAAGGTCAAGAAAGCTGAGATCGGGGATGATTTCATCCAGCCAATCATATTTGTGACCAACTATTCCAAAATGCATTTGATGTCTGGGCCGGAATGGGGCGGGATTGTGTTGGATGAATCCAGCATTATCAAGCATCAGGACGGGGCAACCAAACAGGCTTTGATTGAATTTTCCGAGGGTATAGATTACCGTCTGGCCTCAACGGCCACGCCCGCGCCAAATGACTGGATGGAATTGGGCAGTCATGCTGAATTCTTGGGGGTATGCTCCCGGGCAGAAATGCTTGCCACATATTTTGTGCATGATGGCGGGGAAACCCAGAAATGGAGATTGAAAGGCCATGCGGGCGACCCATTCTGGAAATGGGTTTGTTCGTGGGCCTGTTTGCTTCAGAGCCCATCTGATTTGGGGTTTGATGGATCAAAGCATATCTTGCCAGAACTTCGGCAAAATCTTGCCGTTATTGAGTCAGGAAGCATCATTCCGGGTGAGATGTTCGTTGTTGAGGCCCAGACCTTGCAAGAGAGGCTATCAGCCAAGCGAACCACCATCCCCCAGCGTGTGTCAAAAGCTGCTGAGATTATCGCTGAAAGCCCTGATGAGTTTTGGGTTGTCTGGTGTCATCTTAATTCAGAATCATCTGAATTAGCCAAGGCGATTCCTGATTCTGTTGAATTGCATGGCGGGCAAACCGAAGAAGTCAAAGAACGCATTCTGCGTGATTTTGCTGCCGGGAAAATACGCATACTCATTAGCAAGCCATCCATGTGCGGATTTGGTCTGAACTGGCAGCATTGCAGCAAGATGATCTTTGTTGGCCTGAATGATTCATGGGAGCAGGTTTATCAGGCTATTCGTCGATGCTGGAGGTTTGGCCAGAAAAAGCCCGTGGATGTCTGGTTTGTGGCTGCCGATATTGAAGGTAATGTGGTGGCAAATATTGAACGAAAGGACAAGCAAGCCCGAGAAATGGCAAGTCAGATGATTTCAGCCACATCCGTATTCGTGGTGGACGAACTCAAAAAGGGGAGAAAGCTGCAAGTGGAATACAAACAGCAAAAGGAAAAGGGCAAGAATTGGACAATGATGCTTGGAGATTGTGTTGAATCAATCGCTGGCTTCCCGGATGATTCAATTGATTTCAGCATTTACAGCCCGCCATTTTCCAGCTTGTACACCTACAGCGCGTCACCTCGAGACATGGGCAACACGCGTGACGATGATGAGTTTTTGGAGCATTATCGTTTTCTAGTTCGTCATATGTTTCGGGTAACCAAGCCCGGGCGTTTAACGGCGTTCCATTGTATGTTGCTGCCTAGCAGCAAGGCCCATCACGGTGAGATAGGGTTGCGTGATTTCCGCGGTGAGTTGATTCGCATCCATGTTGAGGAGGGATGGATTTATCATAGCGAGGTTTGCATCTGGAAAGACCCTGTAACGGCAATGCAACGCACGAAGGCTCTTGGGCTGTTGTGGAAGCAACTCAAGAAAGATTCGTGCATGAGCCGTCAAGGAATCCCGGATTATCTGGTGGTCTGTCGCAAGCCCGGCATCAATACTGATCCGGTCAGTCACGACGCAAAGGATTTCCCTGTCGGAGAATGGCAGAAAATCGCAAGCCCGGTTTGGATGGATATCAACCCGTCAGATACCTTGCAGCGAACAAGCGCAAGGGAAGACGATGACGAGCGCCATATCTGCCCGTTGCAGCTTGAAGTCATTCGTCGCGCTGTCAGGATGTACAGCAATCCGGGTAATGTTGTGCTTTCACCTTTTGCTGGCATAGGCTCGGAAGGTTATGTGTCATTGCAAATGGGCAGAAAGTTTGTTGGTACTGAATTAAAAGAATCTTATTTCCGTCAGGCTTGTGCCAATCTGGATTCAGCCTGTGTCTCATCCAAGAGCTTGTTTGATGACGCAATCTAGGCGCGGTTCTTTGTTTGAATCAGTTGCCAATGTTCTGGTCGGGTATTTGGTTGCGGTTGCCGGGCAAATGGTTGTTTTTCCATTGCTTGGGATTGTGGCCGATACCCGTCAGAACCTTTTATGCGGCTTATGTTTTTCGTTTATTTCCATTGCCAGAAGCTATTGCATTCGCCGGATATTCAATGGGATCAAATCATGATGATCCACCTCCCAGCCATTCAGGATGAATGGGAATTGGCGCAGAAACTGGCCCGGGAAATGGGAACCCTGAACAATTCAATCACGGGCGGGGCCGGGAATGTTGCTGGATTTTTGGGGGAGTTGGCCGCGGCCCGGTATCTGAACTATCTGGGATGCCAGCGGCAGAACACATACCAGCATGATTTAGTGGTCGGCGGGTTCCTGTTTGATGTGAAGACAAAGCGCCGGACTGTTAAGCCAGAACCGGATTATTTGTCAGCAATCACACAACTATCAGCCGGGCAGCAATGCCAAGGGTATATTTTTACATCCGTTGAATTTGTTGGGGAAACTCCGAAATGGATCACCCTATGCGGTTGGATGCCCAAGGGGAAATATCTGCAACGGGCCAAGTCAGTTGCCCGCGGTGAGATTCAGGAAAACGGCTGGAAATGTTCTGAGGATTGCCTTGTTTTGCCATACGGGGAATTGATCCCCATGTTTGATTTGGAAGTTGGATTGATGATCAGAATGAATGTATAATGAGCGGGACCGGGAGAGAAGTCAGGCTCCCCCGGCCCCTGACGCATGAACCTAAGCAGGAGGCCCAGCGTGTACATACATAGTGTACAGTTGCGAACCCTCCGAATCCAAGGAGGGTACATTGAAAAGCAACACGCCCCAGCATCATAAATTCTTGCGTCTGAAGCGCCGATTCAAGCTGACCCTGTGGCAAACGGTTGGCATATTGGAATCGCTTTGGCTATTAACTTGCACCAATGCGCCAGATGGCGCTATCGGCAAATTAAGCAATGAGGATATTGCTGCCGGTATAGATTGGCAGGATGACGCTGATTCATTGATAACAACATTGATTGAATGCGGATGGTTGGATCAATGCCCCAAAAATCGTCTGGTGGTACATGATTGGGCTGATCATTGCCCTAATTACATCCGCGGCGGGCTTGCCAAAAAGTCTAAATCCTTTGCCCGGGTTGAATCTGATGAGGTTGAACCCAAGGTAGTACCCAAGGTGGAACCCAAGGTAGTACCTAGGGTACAACCCAAGGATCAACCCAAGGATGAACCATTATGCTTGGACCCATCTAGTCTAGTCTATTCTGGTCAAGTCAATCCTATTCAATATCCCCCCCTTACCCCCCCAAAGGGGGAAGTGTCAGAACATGACCCGGCTATATCCCAGCTTCCAAAAGAATTGGACACCCCAGCATTCCGTTCCGCATGGATAGATTGGTTTGAATATCGGAAAGAGCGCAAGTTGCCTAAACCGAAACCTAAAACTATCGAGGCCAAGCTAAATGAGATGATTGGTTGGGGCGTTGATGCTTCGGTTGAGCAGATCAGAATGTCTATAGCAAATGGCTGGCAGGGGATATTTGAGCCAAGGAAAAAGCCCGGAGCGCCAGCGCGGAAGGTGGGGTTTGCTTCAGACGCCCTGACGGATATCCTCGGGCCACCGAGTCCGGATGGGCAATTGCCAACGCTGGGGATATTTGACCGGATCAAGGCTGAGCAGAAAGCCGAGAACCAGCAACGATTGCTGGAGATCAGGCGGATGAGGGGGGAAGCCAATGGAAGGTAACTGGTGGGATATCCACGCTCGATTGTTCGGATGTTCCGGGGAAAACTGGGCTCAGACATATGCCCTGTGGAATGAGGTGTTCCGGGCTGAGGGCCGATCCAACCGGGAGTTGATTGCCGCTGTTTTGGCTACTGCCCGTAGGGAAAAAATCCCGAATTGGGGAACGGAGCATCTGCAAGCCATCCGGGATGAATTGCGACTTGCCGATCATCAGGCCCGAGAAAAGGATCGATTGGATCGTCAGGCGTTGCCTTGGCCATCCTGTGGACATTGCCGGGGGGCTGGCTGGGTTTGCGGGCTGCCGCATCTTGAGCAGATCGTTGACGGGAAATGGAACCCGGGCATGGGAACGCACCAGACCCAAGCCGTGACCTGCTCATGCCACATCGGCCAGCGGATTGAAACGGGCGTGAATGCCCACATGGAAAAACAACAGCCCGGGCGGGAGCGGAAGTTAATTGGCCTTGACGAATACACCCGCAGAAACCAAAACTATCGGGAGCAGATGGAACGGCACGAAAAGGAACTTCGCGCCGCTGCTGAGACGATGCGGTTGAAGGCGACCAGCAAAAACGAGGACATTCAAGCCCGTCTGGCTGGGTTGCTGCAACGCATAGGGAACGGAGCCCAATGAGCAAGATAATCAAAAATTTTGTGTTGACCGATGAGCAATCCAAACTGGTTGGGGACAACATACGGTTGCTTTATTCGTTCATGAATAAAAACCGGATGCCGCCGATGGACTCAGATGAAATTTATTCTGAATTGTCGCTTGGATTGTGCCGGGCAGCGGTGACATATGATCCCAGCAAGGGGGCATTTTCCACCTATGCGTTCAACGGGCTCAAATGGAAGCTGCGGAAACTGTGGCGCAATTTTTTGGTCGCAGACAAAAAGAAAGTATTGTCATTGAACCTGTCCTACGATGACGAAAAAAAAGACCGGTCATTGATGGCCTTGGTTGCTGATCATCGTGATGACTGTGTACAGTATGAAAACCGCGAGGAAATTGATTTCCTTGCCAATGCGGCTGGATTGAGCCAGCGCGATTTGGAAGTGGTTGATCGTTGCAATTGGGATGAATCCCATCGTGTCATCGGCAGGGATCACGGGATCAGCCATGAACGGGTGAGGCAAATCAAGGATCACGCCCACACGAGGATGTGGTGGGCCGGGGAACAGATCAGGGGGCAAGCATGAAACTGACGATTGAGACAAGCCAGATTCGGGACGCTGTCAAATTCTGCGCCCAAGCCATCCCGGCCAAGGCAATCAAGCCCGAGTTGGCTTGTATCAGCATCACCAGCATCAACGGACGATGCACGATTGCGGCAACCGATCTGGAACTTGGAATCCGTATTGAGATGCTTGAGGCTGATGTTTCCGGGGATGGCCAAATCCTGATTGATGCCCACAGGCTGAACGCCATTCTGTCGGCGGCTTCGGACATGGTGACGGTTCAGGAATCCGGGGAAAAGATCGTCATCCAATCCGGATTGAGTCAATACGAGTTGGCCCGGATTGACCCGACCGGATACCCCGATGTTATCGTTGAGGAATCCGGCAAATCATTCTCCGTCAAGGCCGGGGATTTGGATTCGGTCATCCATGCCACATCCCACGCGGTTTCCCATGAGACTTCCCGCTATTCCATGACGGGAATCCTGATCAGCTTGGCCAAGGAAAAGCTCAACGGCGTGGCAACGGATGG